GCTAATCAAAACAAAAGAATATATCCTTATGAAGTAATGAAGGAAGCAATTGATGAAATTATTCCTTTAGTACAAAGTAGGCGTTTTGTTGGTGAGCTTGATCATACTGATACACCAAAAATATCACTTGAAAGAGTTGCTCTTTATATTCCTCGAATAGAATTAAAAGAAGATGGTACAGTTATTGGAGATATTTATCCTACTTCTACAGAAAAAGGGAATATTTTAAAAGGACTTTTATCTGATGGTATTAGAATTGGTTTTTCTACTCGTGCCACAGGAAGTGTAAAACCATATAATGGTCCACTTGGTGAAGGGTTGCTTGAAGTAAATAAAGGAATGCGGCTTATTTCAGTTGATGCTGTAATGAATCCTTCAGTAAAAGATGCTTTACCTGATATTGTTACAGAAGATAGAATTTATTTAGGCCAAACTGTTAAATTCAAACAAGTTTGGGAAGATGTTTTTGGTAAATAAAAAAAATTTCTATTAGAGTAAAAGAGGATATTAAATATCCTCTTTTTTTTATAAAGATATATAGTATAAATCTTATATAGATTAGGAAGTAAAAATGACTGAGCAAGAAGCAAAGTTTGTTAAATCAATAAAAGAAAAAGTAAATAAGTATTCAATTAAGACAAATTTAAAAGAAGTGTTTTCTAAAGCAAAAAATGAATTTTTAATAATTCAATATAATGATGGTAAAGAAGAACTTGTTGATATAGGAATAGAATATTTTTTATGTTCTTTGTCGGCTTCTTATTTTATCAACAATTATTGTTTTCTTTCAGTTCCTAATTTGGGTGTTATTCCTTTTAAGCTTTATTATTTTCAAAAAGAAATATTAAAAGAACTTCCAAATTATAAAAAATATGTAACTTTAAAAACTCGTCAATGTGGTATTTCTACTGTTACTTCTTTCTATTCTTTATGGAGAGCTTTATTTCACGAATCTGAAAGTATTGCTATTGTTTCTAAAAATAAAGATGCAGCACAAAGTTTTGTAGATAAAATAAAAATAACACTTGATAAATTGCCTTATTTTCTTAATAAGAAATTACTTACTGAAAATAAATCTAATCTTGTTTTTTCAAATAATTCAGAAATAAAATCTGAGCCACGTTCTCCAAATGCTGGTCGTTCATCAACACTTTCTCTTTTAATTCTTGATGAAGCGGCTTTTTATGGTTCAGAAAATTTAGCTTATAAAATTATTGCTTCTGCGCAGCCAACGCTTACAAGAACTGGTGGTAGTGTAATTATTGTTTCTACACCAAATGGTACTTCTGGTGAAGGAAAATATTATTATGAACAAGTTGAGCAATTAAAATTAACTGGTAATACCAATACTGAAAAATTAGTAGAAATAGATTGGTATGAAGTTCCAGATATTGAAGGAATTTATCCACAAAAAGGATATAACAGTATTATTGAACAATTTATTCAAAAAGATTATTTTAATAATAGTGAAGTAAAAAAAGAACTTAAAAATTATTTTAAGCCAATAGAATTAAAGTGGAAAGAAAATGAATGGTTAAAATCACAACATGATACTTTGACTGATGCAAAGTTTAGACAAGAAATTTTACATGATTTTATTATTATGGGAAATTCTGTATTTAGCACGGAAACAATGGAAAAAGTTAGAAATAAAGTAAAAGAACCAATTATGGTAGATAAATTAGGCAATAATACCATTAAAGGTTTATGGATATGGGAAAAGCCTAAAGACAAGCATCGCTATGCGCTTGGTGTTGATATTGCGAAAGGTTCTGGAAAAGATAGTTCAAGTATTCAAGTTTTTGATGTAGAAAATTATGAACAAGTTGCTGAATATATTGGTTTTGTTTCAACACCGGAATTATGTAGGATAATTAAAAAAGTTGCTAATTATTATAATCAAGGTTATGTAATTATAGAAAGCAACGGTATTGGAGAAGCTGTTTTTAATGGTGTTTATTTAGATGCAACCGATCCATATAAAAATGTTTATAAACAAAAATTAACACGAAATGGAATTGTAGTAATTACAGGATGGACAACCACTGTACAAACCCGTCAATTGATAACAAATTTGTTTATTGATTGGGTTAATGTAGATGAACTTTTTAATGAGTTTAAAATTTATTCTTCTCGTTTACAAGCTCAAATGGAAACATGGGTTTGGAGCAATGGAAGGCCAGACCATATAGAAGGTGGTCATGATGATGCAATTATGGCACTTTCTTTTGCTCTTTATAATAGAGATAAAGTAATTAATTCTGGTGAAAGTTTTGTAATTTCAGAAGATGGCAAATTTATTGATTATTCTGTATCTGATGATTTAACTTTAAAAAATAGCAAAGATAATAATAGCTTTGATTTTATTACAAGTGATAGTGAAGATGATGATTTTATGAAAAAATACAATTGTAGTGAAGAAGAGTATAGGTGGTTACTTGGTAAATAATTGGTGAATAAATGAAATATATAAGTAAAAATTTAAAGAAAAAAATAAAAAAAATTGATCCACTTTCTTCTATTTATAGTGATATTGATAAGCACTATACTGTTTATTCTCGTGGTGGTAAAGTTGAAAGAAGCTTTAAGCAAAGAATTGGTAAAAAATTTAATAAAGATTTTGATAGAAAAATTTATCAATTAAATCTTTATGATAAAATAAGAAAAAATATTGATGATAAGTTAAAATAAGAGGCAAGAATGTTAATTAATGGTAAAGAAGTAGCTTATAATTATAAGCAAACAGAATCTATTCAGAAAGACATTAATAAAATTTCTCAACTTCCTGATGAATTACGCCAAGGAATTACTGAAAAAAATATTAAAGATTTAAATTTGGTAAATGCAGACGATATGCCATCTTTACAAACTTCTAATTTTGATTTTTTTGGTGATTCAGAAACAGAAGTTACAAGAAGTAGAAAAGAAAATTATGATACTTTTAAAGAAATGGATAAGATGGAGTTTATTCATCGAGCACTTGAAACAATTGCCGATGATGCCGCTCAAAAAAATGATGATGGCAATGTTATAAAAATTTATTCCAACGATGAAGAAAAGAAAAATAAGTTAGAAGATTTATTTTATAATAGGCTAAATATTAATAAAGAGCTTTGGAATATTGTTTTTGAGACTTGTAAAATGGGTGATGCTCCTTATGAGATAATTCCTGATAGTTATGATAATCCTAAAAAAATAGCACGTATACGTTATTTGGAACCAAGTAAATTTGAACGGGTTGAAATTAATGATAAACTTGCTTTCTTCAATTATAAGGAAAAAATTGTTGATTCAAGAACAAAAGTAAAAACTGGTGAAAAAATTTATAGGCTTGAACCATGGCAAATTGTACATTTTAAAATAGATAATAAGGAATTTAATCCTTATGGTGGTTCTTTATTAGTGCCAGGAATGTCAACTTTTAAAAGGCTTTCATTGCTAGAAGATGTAATTTTGGTATATAGAATTAGTAGAAGCCCTGAAAGACGTGTTTTTTATGTTGATGTTGGTCAATTAAGCCCTGTTGAAGCAAAAAGATTTTTGCAGAAATTTAGAGATAATTATAGAACACAGCAATTTATTGGTGATGATGGAACAATTAATAGAAAGGCAAATGTTCTTTCAATTACTTCAGATATTTTTATTCCAGTACGTGAAGGTTCAGGTTCAACACGAATTGATACTTTACAAAGTGGACAAGCATTAAGTACTATTGATGATTTAAAATACTTTAAAGAAAAAATTCTTATGACAATGAATGTACCGCTTGAATATCTTGAACCAAGTGCTGGTGCTGCTGTAGGACGTGGTAGTCTATCAATGATAGATCAAAAGTTTGCTCGTTATGTAGAAAGAATACAAGGCCATATTGAAGATGGTCTTAATAAATTAGCAGCACTTGAATTGTTTTTTTCTGGTTATAAGAAAGAAGATTTACAAGACTTTAGAATTGAATTTACACCTCCATCAAATGTAAAAGAAATTACTGATATGGAGTTTGTTAATCAAAGAATGACATTAATTGGAACAATTGTTAATTTAAATTTGTTTCCTACAAAATGGATATTAAAAAATATTATGAAAATGTCCGATAAGGAAATTAATGATGTAATGCTTTATAAGAGATTGGAAGATCAAAATAAAAATCAAGCAATACCAAATATGGGAATGGGCGGTTTAGGCGGTGGAGAAATGATGCCAGAAGTTCCAATGGCTGCTTCACCAGAACAAGCTCCTGAATTAGCGTCTGCAAATACAGAACAACCATCTGAAGAAAATGCAGCTATGCCTGTTCCTGAAGTGGCACCAGAAGAAAATACTACTGCACAGCAAGAACAATTAATTATTGATTTGTTAGGAAAAGATTTTATTCTTGAAAATCAAAAAGATTTCTTTAAGATAGTAAAAGCATTAGATGAAAAGAAAGAAGTAATAAAAGAAGAAGAAAAGCAAGAAGAAGCAGATTTATTAATTGAAGCAATTCAAAGTGTTCTTTATGGTGATGGTAATTTAATTCAGCAAAAAGTAGAAGCCAAGAAAACCAATAAGACAAAAAAGCTTTCTTCAATGTTTATACAAAATGAATTTGGTGGCCTTGAATTTAATGAAGATAGAAGTATTTCTGTTTTTAAGGAAGAAAAAGACGATTATAAGCAGATAAAAAAGAAATTAAAATAATATGGAAACAAAGGCAAATCATACTTTACGGCTTTTGATGGAAGAAATAGGTTCTACGATTCCAGATTTTAAAGTTGGCCAAATTTATATTACTATAAAATCTCTTTATCCTACTTATTCAGCAAAGAATAAAAATATTGTTATAGACAATAAAACAATCACTAAACCACTTGCATGTAGTAAAAAATCAAAGGAATGGTTTAGAAAAGATAAGTCAATTTTGTATGATTTTTTTCAAGAAAAGACAAAAGGTGATTTTTTAAAAGTTGTTAAAGTAGAAAATAATATTGCTTATTGTGAAAACATTTCTTTAAAAAAAGAAATTAAAGAAAAATACTATAAAGATGAATTGATTAAAATAACGAAAGACGATATTTTAAACAATAATGTTAAGTTATATAAGAGAAATATAACAAAGTTTTTTATTTAATTGATATGGTAAAGATAAAAATAAAGGTTAAAACTTATTTAAGGAGATTTTAATATGGAACTTACATTAAATCGTTTTGAAGATTTAAATTTATATTCTAATAAAAACATTGAAAAAATTATGGCACAATTAATTGCTGAAAGTTCAAATGCAGTTTTGGTAAATACCTATGAAGATGGTGCAATTTTGCTTGATCATCAACAAGGCCAATTTTATCTTTGTGAATATGCTTTTGATAAAGATAAGGAAAGCTTTACTTTTAGTAATTTTGAGCCTATTGAATTAGTAAGAGAAAAGAATGATTTCTTCAAAGATAGTGCTTATAATTTCTTTGAAAGCGAAGATACCGATACACAAAGTTTGCTTGAAGATTATAAGGATAGCATTATGAAGCAGGATTCATTCTTGGATGATATTGTAAATGAATCAATGCTTTATAAAAATTTTGATAATCAAATTAATTATGATGTGGTAAGTGAACTTAATGAGCATACATTAGATAATGAAGAATTTTTCAAGTATTACAAGGAAAGGCTTCAAACACATCCGCTTACTTCTATTAAATATTTTAATTGGAAAGACCCTGTAACTGTTTCTTTGAATGAAAGTGAAAGGTTTAAGATTATAAATTCTTCAGCTAAGGAAAAAGCTGCTAATCTTTGGAAGGATAGTAATTTTAAGGATAAGTTTGTAGCTTCTGCAAAGACTTTTGTTGAAAATGTTGAAGATGGTGTAGATGCTTTTGCTGATTTATTTGCTGAGTATCCTACGGTGTTTTTGCTTGATAAGGCTGATAAGAAAACTTTATTTGGAAAGATTTTAATTAGCACGGAATTAAGAGAGCAAAGAGAAGATGTATTAAAGGGTATTTCTCTTATGTTTGAAAAAGAAGAAGCAATTAAAGACCTTCAAAATGAATATATAACATTGATGGAAGCTGGTGAGTTTGAAAAGGGTGAAAGTGTAGACTTTACTGATGATGAAGGTAATACAAAACCAACAAAGAAAGAAAAGGAAGAAATGCTTCTTAAAAAGGGCGATAAAGAAGAAGATGAAGAAGAGAAGGAAGAAAAGCCTAAAGAATTAACTGATGATGAAGTTCAAAAGCTTGTTGATGAATTAAAGAAACTGAAGAAAGGTGTTGACGAAAAAGAAGATTGTGAATCATTAAAAGATAAAATTGATTCTTTAATTGACGAGCTTGAGAAGAGTAAGAAAGAAGGCACAAAGCCCGATGTTGTTAAGGAGTGTGTTGAGCTATTAAGCTTATAAAATTTAAAAAAAATGTAAAAATGTATAAGGTGAGTAGAAATACTCACCTTTTTTTATTGTAAAGTTAATTGTAATTATGAACAATATTAAGTCAATTTTATTAGAAGCAACCGAATATACTGATGGTGCTAGTTTAGCAAAAGCAATCTTACGTGGACAGATTGCTGGTGTTTCAAAGAAGTTTTTTAATGGAAAAGAACCAGATACTGAAGCTCTTGACAAATTTTTACAAACTATCAAAACTAATTTTAACAAACCACTTCAAAATAAAGTAATTATTTTATTACTAAATAAAGCAAAATCTATTGATAAACTTCAATATATTGATAATCAAATATTAGATGTTACTAAATCTTATTTTGATAACATTAACAAGGAAGAAGTTAAAAATCAAAACATAAAACAATGGTTTGATAAATTTGAAGAAGCTGATTTAACCGATTCATTTAATCAAAAATTTGAAAATAAATTAAATAAATTGTTTGCTGATTCAGCTAGCATGAAATCAAGTAATGAGTATGAAGTGATTTATCCCACTGATAAAGAAGGATGGGAAGTAGTGGTACCAAAGACATTTGCTGCTGCTAAATATTTAGCTTCCATTAAAGGAATGGGAAAAGCTTTCTGGTGCACTGCTGCTCATGCAGATAGTTTTAAAAAGTATACAAAAAACAATAATAAACTATATATTATTAGAAATGTTGATAAGAAAATTTTTTATCAAATGGATTTTGGTTATCAAAATAATTGGCTTGAACCATCATTTCAAAATTTTTATAATAAGCCAGTAGATATTAGTGAAATTTTAGATACTATACCTGTTAAAGTTTTAAACAGTATTAAAAATAAGCATGGAATAGGTATCTATGATATGTTAAAAAGAAATCTTAAAAAAAATGGCGCAAAACCAGAAGAAAAAAAAGCAGTTGAAGACTGGTCTTATAAAGCAATTTCTTCAAGTAAACTTTTAGAAATAATTAAAAAATACCATATTGATATATCATTAGAACACTTATTTCATGGCTTTAATGCTAAAAATATGTTTAAAAATAAGCCAGAATTTTCTGATAAAAATACTTATTTCTTAATAAAAGGTAACGGGAAAAAATATCTTTTTGTAAAACAAGAAAATATTAATAATAATCTTTTTACAGCAGCAAAAAGAAATAAAGATGAGCCAGGTTATAATTTATTGTCATTCCCTTTATTTTTATTAAAAGAAGATGGAACATGTTCAATAGTTAATAGAAGTGATTTTATTAAAGAAAATATTCCTGTTGGAATAAAAAGGTTAATTTTTGGAAAAAATGAACTTACATCACCAAAATATAAAGAATATTCTGTAAATAATACAAAGATTTATTATATAGAAAATGCGGCTGCATTAGCAAATATTACTTCAAATGATGAATATATTTATATAATAAAAGCCCTTTCAAAAAATAGAAATATTTTTAATACTGATAAAATTAAAAAAAATTCAATGGTAAATTTATCTTCTGATAAGAGCTTTCCACTTTTGCTTGCTAAAAAAAACAATCTTGCTAAAAAAAATAATAAAGTTTTAGTTATTCCTTTTAATTTAAACAAAAATGTATCTTTCATTTCTTTTTATGAAAGTGGAGCTTTTTTTAAAAATGCAGAAAATATAAACGCAGTAAAAGAACTTTTAGCAGATTTTGGCATAAAAAATTTTATTAAAAATAATTTTCCAGCTCTTTATAAAAATTTTGTTTTTGAAAAAGCCAGCAAAGATTATAAAGAATATAAGAAAATTTCTGAAATAAATACAAATTATAAAAAGACAAAACTTTTTTCATCATTTAATAATTCTTATGAAATAGTTTATGTTTTTTTTAATGAATTGCAAGCTGCAAAATTTTATGAAGATAATAAAGACAAATATAAATTTAACATAAAAGACAATACTCTTTATATTTCTTCAGTAGTAAAAATTGTTGATAATGAAGTTAAAGCTGTTGATTCTTTGTATTTTAAAATATTGGATAACTATAATGATGAAGAAGTAAATGAACTTTTGAAGCAAGATTTTTCTTATGCACCAAAAGAATATAAAATTAATTTAGAAAACATTCATTCAAAAATTGAAGAACTAGAAACGAAAAAAAAGAGCTTGACAAAAATAAAAAAAAGTATTATAAGTAATATTAAAGAAAAGTAATTATAGTTTTTTTTATAGGATATATGATGTTAGAAGACAAAACAATTATTTTGTATGAAGATGAATTATGGCTAGTTCTTATTCCAAAAACATTAGATGGGCTTTATAAATATAGTGATGGAACTTCATGGAGCTACGATGATGAAAGAAACCAAATTAGTATTGATAGTAACTTATTTTTAATCATTATTAACAAAAATAAAAATGTAAAAGAGGATAAATTAGCAAAAGTTAAAATAACATTTGCTTCAGAAAAAAGTTGTATAAGTTATTTTAATACTGCAAATAACGATGTTGTTGATAAGTATTCTTATTTAAATAGTTTGCCACAAACATTACAAAATATATTAAAAACATATAATAGTGGTCTTGATAAATTTTATTATACGTTTTTACAATATATAAGATATAGTGATAATGTTAAAGCTAAAGCTCTTTTTAAAGAAAAAAATATAAATATTAGTATAAACTATGGTGAATCATTAATGACAGCAGTTATAGCAGATAATTATGAAATGGTTAAATTTTTGATTGAAAATGGTGTTAATGTACATGCCCAAAAAGATAGGGCTTTGATAATTGCGTCATACAATAATTATAATAATATAGCTACTTTACTTATTCGATATGGTGCTAATATTCATGTTGATAATGATAGCATTTTTATAGATGTCCTACAACATTCTAATAATATTACTCTTGCAGAATATTTTCTTAAACATAAAGTTGATATAAACACACAAAATGGGCAAGCATTAGTTAATGCGGCTTTAAGAAAGAATTTAGAAATGGTTAAATTTTTACTTGAAAATGGTGCTAATGTACATGCTCAAGAAGATATGGCTTTGATAAATGCTTGTTTTAACAAACATTATGATATAATTGAACTACTTCTTTTTTATGGAGCTAATAAGCATGCACAAAATAATTTTTTATTTAAAAATTTAAGTAGAATAAAATATTTTAAAGTTTTTAGAATACTAAAAAAATATTAAAGAAAAGTAATTGTCTTTGTTAATATAAATTTTTGGCAAAGATAACTATATGACATTTAAATCAATTTTATTAGAAGCAACCGAATATGTTGATGGTGCTAGTTTAGCAAAAGCAATTTTACGTGGACAGATTGCTGGCATTTCAAAGAAGTTCTTTAATGGTAAAGAACCAGATATTGAAGCTCTTGACAAATTTTTACAAATTGTCAAAAATAACTTTAATAAACCACTTCAAAACAAAGTTGTTGTTTTATTGTTAAATAAAGCAAAAACTATTGATAATTTAAAATATGTTAATAATCAAATAATAGATACAACCAAATCTTATTTTGATAATGTTAATAAGGAAGAGGCCAAAAAGCCAGAAGTAAAAGAGTTATTTGATAAGTTTGAAGAAATTGATTTAACTGATCCATTTAATAAAACTTTTGAAAATAAAATTAATGATTTATTTGCTGATTATGCTGAAATGAAATCAGATGATGAATATGAAGTGATTTATTCCACTGATGAAGAAGGGTGGGAAGTAGTAGTGCCAAAAACTTTTGCTGCTGCTAAATATTTGTCTTCATTCAAAGGAGTAGGTAAAGCCTTCTGGTGCACTGCTGCCCATGCGTACCATTTTAGGGACTATACACAACATGGTAATAAACTTTATATTATAAGAAACCTAAAGAAAAAAATTTTCTATCAAGCTGATTTTGGTTATCAACATTTTAATAATCAATATCCATCTTTTCAAGATTTTCATAATGAACCAGTAAATTTAAATGAAGTTTTAGATACTATACCTTTAAAAGTATTAGACTCAATAAAGAACATAAAGGGTGTTTCTATAGCTAAGCTTATTAAAAAAAATATTGATAAGTCATTAAAAAGTGAAAAAATAAAAGATTGGGAATATAAAGAACTTTCAAAACCACAACTTATGAAAATTTTAAAACAGTATAAAATAGATATTTATGTTACAAAGTCTGATAATAATAATTTTGTTGGAAGTGAAATAAATAATAGTGATATAGAAAAAGTTAAAAAAAATGTTGTTTCAATGAATAATATTTTAGATCATACATCAAGAAAATATATTGAGCCTAAGGGATATTTAATTACTCATAATGATAAAAAATATCTTTTTGTTAAATCAATTTATGAAATATTTTCTTCACGTGGTATATATAAAAATTTGTTTGATTCAATTATAGAGCTTGAAGAAAATAATAAATATAAGATATTAAGCTTAAAATCTTTTAGAGAAGATGAAAACATCCCTTCTAAAATAAAGAAGATTCTTTTTGATATTCCACCTAAAGCAGAAAAAAAACCAAATTATGTAAGCTATTCTACTAAAGATTATAAAATGTATTTAATAAAAAATCTTGCTGCTTTTAGACAGTTTGTACCAAAAGAAATACAAAGCTTTATATTAAAACAAGAGGTAGAAGAAAAGAAATTTAAAGCATTTAAAAAAGCATTAAAAGATGCTTTAAAAAATGGTAAACCATTACAATTTCTTTATATTAAGAAAGATAAAAGAATTTTTCTTTTTGCTTTAAATGATGAAAATTATCCAGCTATAACAAAGAATGAATATAGTTTACATTATGCAGCAGAAGGTGAAGTAACTACTCTTTTTTATGACAAAGATTTAAAAGAAAAAATTAAAAAAAATTTTACTGATTTTTATAATACTATTTCAGGAAAAGAAACAAAGAAAAAAAATATTGAAACTTATGATAAATTACAAAAAAGTTTTAAAGATGATTTTATTGCAAAGTCAATAAAATCTGGTAATAAAACTTTTTTCTTTTTTCCAAAGTCAGAACAATATTATGGAGGGCATACTATAGCATCTATAAAAAATTTTTATATGAGTTATAAAAATAATTATGATTTTTCATCATTGGTAAACAAAGGCAATAATAGTAGATTAATTTTTACTCCATTTGTTTATGTTGAAAATAATAAAGTATATCAAGTATCAGAAGATGAAGCAATTTATAATATTTATGATATATTAAAAAAGTTTAATATAAAAAAAGAAGATATTAAACGTCAATATAACAATTTCTATTTTTCAAGAAGAGAATTTAATGATGTTTATTCAATAAATACAAATATTTTTGATGAAAAACAAGAAAAAGAAAATAGAGCAAATAATATAAAACAGCATATTCAAAATTTGTCAAAACTTAACAAAAAAATATTAAGTAATGATGAAGATGATAATAAAGATTAATTTTTTATAAAGATAACTATATGACATTTAAATCAATTTTATTAGAAGCAACCGAATATGTTGATGGCGCTAGTTTAGCAAAAGCAATTTTACGTGGACAGGTTGCTGGTATTTCAAAGAAGTTTTTTAATGGTGAAGAACCAGATGCTGAAGCTCTTGACAAATTTTTACAAATTGTCAAAAACAATTTTGATAAATCACTTCAAAACAAGGCAATAGTTCTTTTATTGAATAAAACAAAAACTATTAATAACTTAAAATATGTTGATAATCAGATAATAGATACAACCAAATCTTATTTTAACAATGTTAATAAAGAAGAAGCTAAGAAACCAGAAGTAAAAGAGTTGTTTGATAAGTTTGAAAAAGTTGATTTAACTGATTCATTTAATAAAAAATTTGAAAATAAAATTAATGAAATGTTTGAAGATTCAGCAGAGATGAAGTCAAATGATGAATATGAAGTAATCTATCCCACTGATAAAGATGGGTGGGAAGTGGTTTCTCCAAAAACATTTGGTGCAGCCAAATATTTGTCTTCATTCAAAGGAGTGGGAAAGGCTTTCTGGTGTACCGCTGCTCATGCAGCTAATTTTAAAGATTATACAAAAAATAATAATAAACTATACATTATACGTAATGTAAAAAAAAGCATTTTCTATCAAATGGATTGGGGCTATCAGTATAAATGGGTTGAACCATCTTTTCAAAATTTTCATAATGAATCAGTTACTGCAAAAGAAGTATTAGATATCATTCCAATAAAAGTATTAAACGCAATTAAAGACAAAGATGGCAATTCTGTTGGGGATTTTATAAAAAAAGCAGAAAACTATTCTGATACAAAAAATTTTATTAATAAAGATTGGTCTTATGAAAAACTTTCATATCAACAGCTTAAAAATATTTGCTCAGAATATAATGTAAATTTTTATTTTTTTGGTACAGAACTGACATATGCTAAAGATTTTTTAAAAAAAGATAAAAATGATAATAAATTTTTCTTAGTAAAAAACAACAAACTTAATAAAATGTTCTTGTTTATTCTTTCACTTGAAAATTTTATGGATTCTACAAAAATATTTATGTGTGAATTAACTAAAGATGAAAGTGGACATAAAAAAGCAATTGAAATAAGAAAGAATGATATTCTTAAAAACAAAATATTTAAAGGTATTAAAGATAAGTTTTTTAACAAAAAAGAACTTGAAAAACCTAATTATACTAATTACTCAATTAAAAATACTAAAATTTACTTAATAAGAAACACCGCTGCTTTAACTAAAGTTTTGCCAGACAATACTTATAATATGCTTTTCAAATATAAAAAATATAAAAAGAATTATTATAATAATGACTATTATGAATCACATCAACGAGCTATTAGTAATTTGTTTGAGCATGAGACAAAATTTCCTATTCTTTATATAGAAAAAAATAAGCCATCTAAAGAATATTTAATTATCTTTTTAAAAAATTTTAAAGAAGAAGAAATACAAAATATTTTTATAAATTATTTAAATATAAAAATTTTAAATAAAATGGAAACTTATCGTTGCTTAGAAGATTATAAAATGTTAGATTTTATGAAAAAAAATTTTTTTGGTTATTATAAGATGATAACTTCTAATTTTACATATAGAAAATATTATAAACAAAAAAGAGAGCAAACAAAAAAAGAAATCTTTTTTGTTCCATTAGAATATAAAGGTAAAAAATATTATTATCTTGATCCTGATGCTAAAGCAGAAGAATTTTATAGACGATATAAGAATAAGTATAAGTTTGATATTTCTAAAAATATTTTTGGCAAAAAAGTTTTATCCCTTCAATACTTAATGGTTGTAGAAAATAATGAAGTAAAACCAGTTGATATAGACAATTTAAGTAAAGAAGAACAACAAGCCATAAAAAATTATTTTAATATTGTAGATATTAATTATCTTAGCCGTTCTTTTACAATAAATATAGACAGCTTTGATGAAGCAAATTCTGAAAAAAATTATAAAGATTTTAAAGAATATAAAAAAGAAGCATTAAAAGATTTAAAAGCTAATATTAAAGATGAGGAATGAAAGTTTAAAATTTATTAAAATTCTTAATGAAAAATATTAAACAATCTTTAGTAAAGTTAACTATATGACATTTAAATCAATTTTATTAGAAGCAACCGAATATGTTGATGGCGCTAGTTTAGCAAAAGCAATATTACGTGGACAGATTGCTGGTATTTCAAAGAAGTTTTTTAATGGTGAAGAACCAGATACTGAAGCTCTTGACAAATTTTTAAAAGTTGTTAAAACTAATTTTGATAAATCACTTCAAAACAAGGCAATAGTTCTTTTATTGAATAAAACAAAAACTATTAATAACTTAAAATATGTTGATAATCAAATAATAGATGCAACTAAATCTTATTTTGACAATATCAATAAGGAAGAAGCCAAGAAACCAGAAATAAAAGAGTTGTTTGATAAGTTTGAAGAAGTAAATTTAACTGATCCATTTAATCAAGATTTTGAAAATAAAATCAATGAGTTGTTTGAAGATTCGATGGAAATGAAATCAAATGATGAATATGAAGTAATCTATCCCACTGATGAAGATGGATGGGAAATAGTTTCTCCAAAAACTTTTGGTGCAGCTAAATATTTGTCCTCGTTCAAAGGAGTAGGAAAAGCCTTCTGGTGCACCGCTGCTCATGCGTATCAATTTAGAAATTATACAGAAAATAATAATAAATTGTATATAATTAGAAACTTGAAAAAGAAAATTTTTTATCAAATGGATTGGGGCTATCAAAATGATTGGCTTGAACCATCTTTTCAAAATTTTTATAATAGATCGGTTACTGTAAAAGAAGTGTTAGATACTATTCCAACAAAAGTATTAAACGCAATTAAAAACGAAGATAATGCTCCTATTGGAAACTTTATAAAAAAAGCAGAAAACTATTTTGATACAAAAAATTTTATTGATAAAGATTGGTCTTATGAAAAACTTTCACCTCAGCAATTTAAAGTTATTTGTTCAGAATATAATGTAGACTTTTATTTTTTTAATGCAGAAACAGAATATGCTAAAGATTTTTTAAAAAAAGATTCAAACAATAATAAATTTTTCTTAGTAAAAAATAATAAATTTTTCTTAGTAAAAAATAATAAGTTTAATAAAATGTTTTTATTTTGTTTTCCAACTAAAGATTATAATGATGATAGTGAAAAAATATTTTTGTATGAGCTATATAAGGATGAAAATGGATATAAAAGATCAGTTGAATTAAGAAAAAACGATATTCTTAAAAACAAGATATTCAAAAACATTAAAGATAAGTTTTTTAGTAAGAAAGAACTTGAAAAGCCCGATTATACTAATTATTCAGTTAGAAATGCTAAAATTTATTTAATAAGAAATACTGCTGCCTTTACTAAGGTTTTACCAGATGATATTTATAATATGCTTTTCAAATATAAAAAATATAAAAAGGATTATTATAATAATGATAGTTATTATGAATCGCATCAACGAATTATTAGTAATCTATTTGAGCATGAAACAAAGTTTCCTATTCTTTATATAGAAAAAAATACTCCACAAGAAGACTGTTTGATTATTTTTTTAAGAAATTTTAATGAAATAAAAAACGTTTCTATAAATTATAGAAGCATAAATTTTCTTAGTAAAACAAAAACCTACTATTATCTTCAAGATAATAATTTATTAAATTTTATGAAAAAGAATTTTTTTAGTTATTATAAAATGATAACAGCAGATTTTACTGACAAAAAATATTATGAGAGGGAAAGAAAAGAAAGAAAATATGATACTTTTTTTGTTCCTTTAATTTATAAAAATAAAGCATTCTATTATTTTGATTCTGAAAATAAAATAATAGAGTTTTATAGAAGATATAAAAACAAATATAAATTTGAAATTATTGATGGAAACAACGGAAAGAAACTTTTAATTTTTAATAGTTTAATGGTTGTAGAAAACAATACAATAAAAAGAGTTTATTTATATAATTTAAGTGAAGAAGAAAAAGAAGCAGTTGAAGATGCTTTTAATTATAATAAAAAAGCTTATTTTTTTGATAGAACATTTGCAATTGATATAAAAAAAATAGATGAAAAAAAGGCTGAAAAAGATTATAAAGAGTTAAAAGATTATACTAAAGAAACATTAAAAAACCTAAAAGCTAATATTAAAGACGAGGAATGAAACAATATGAAAATAGAAGAATTGTTATTACAAGATGATTTACTTGAAGAAGGTATTTCTTTTTTTAAAAATAGTGGAAAACTAGTAAAACTTTATAATGCCATAAAGCAGAAATCTGCTTCTGTTACTGATGAAAAAGATAAAAAAACACTTACTGAACTTCTTGAAAAAATAAAAAATTTAGCTATTAAATTTCAAGGTATAGAAGAAGAATACAAAACTTCAAAAGACAAAAAAAAGGTAAAAGAAAGTTATAAAAAGTTAGAAGATGATTTTATTGATATATTAAAGCTTGCCAATAAAGAACAAACAAAGTCTTTATTAAAAAATATTGGACTTTATGGAATTATGGCCGCTTCTTTACTTTTGCCTTATAAGATAATTGGAATCTTAACTGATAAGTTTGGTGTTGTACAATCAAATGTAACTATAAAGGAATTGAATCCTTTTGTACGGCTTGGAGCATTTTTTGGTTCTTCTTTCCTTATACAAGGTTTAAATCCAACAAAATTAATAGATAAGAAGATGAATACTGATGTAGTAGAAAAATCTTATAATGCTTTGAAAGAAAAAAATATTTAGAAAAGATAATAGAAACTATGAATTATTCTGATTTAATGAAAGAGTATAACCAATATTTTTCTTATTTGAATGATAAATATTTGGAAGCAAATGCACCATCAATAAAGGTTTTTAAGCTAGATAAAGAAAGAACTATTTTAGATGATACTTATGGTGCTGTAAAACATTCAAAAATATTTCTTCCTCCATTTGAGATAAGAGCTCGTTATTTAACAAATCCATGGGCTGGTGTTCTTAACATGGAGCCATATCAAGAAGTTGAACAAAATTTAAAATTTGAACTTAACTTTAATAAAATGGTGCAAACAATACGAGCTTTGAAAACAACTAAAAAAATAAGTATAAATTTAAGTTTTACTGGCTCAGGGGTACCAAGTATTAAAAAAACAGAACAAAGTATTGATATTTTTATTAACAATATTATGGTGTTTACTTATAAGATAGATAATGAAACAAAGGTTGATGCTTTAATAGTTAAAATTAATTTAATACCATATTTTAAAGCAGAAAGTATTGGAGAAAATGATTTTATCAATAGAATAGTAAACTTTGAAAAAACTGAATTTACTGGAAAAATATTTAACTTCTTTAGTTTTGATGATACTTATAAAAATATTACTGATGTAATAGAAATGGGTGATGCAGTTCTTACCAATAAGTATAGAATTTATCAAGTACTTAATGCTAATCCAAGTGGCGATTTTGGATGGAAGTATGCAACATATACACTTGATTGCAATCTCTATCCAATTGAAGAGCTTGATGGATTACCTGAAAATTATCAATATATTATTCGTCAAAATCAATATGATTTAAGAAAAATAAAAAAAGAATAATTCATACAATAAAGATAAATATATGATGATAGATAGTAAAGACTTTTTAGAAAAAGTCTATTCTGATGTATTTAGTGGTTTACAAGATAAAGTGGAAGTTCTTAATGCTACACCTGGGGTTTCTGCAAAAATTGAAAATGGTGTAATTGCTATACATTTTGATGAAGATATTGCAGATGATAAAGAACAAGATAAAGTAAAGGTATTTCTGAAAGGTGGAGCTATAATGAAACAAAGTGGTGCAGAAAAAATAAAGAATGGAAAGCAAGTTACTTTAGAAGATTTTTATGTTTTTAATCCTATGGGAGATACAATGTAATGGCTAAACCTTATGAATATACTTTATTTTTAGCATATACCGATGAAATAAAGAAATTTCTTGTTAATAATGTTTACTTAAAGAAGTATCCAAAAGATGAAAATGTGCAAGTGTTTTTTGCTACGCCACCAATGGCTTTTGCTAAATTTTTGGTACCAGTAATCAACGGTGCAAATTTAAATCCTACTGTTTCTTTCTATTTAAGTAATATTGAATATGTTAAGGAACAAAATTTAAATGGATTTACAAAATTACCAGTAAGACAAGATAAGAAATTTATTTATGAAAGCCCTTTTTTAATTTATCAGTTAACTTATAAAATAAATATTTTAACGACTATTGAAAGAGAAGCTGATATTATTGAAACTCAAATATTATTAAAGACACCATTTAATAGACCGCATCCATTTAAAATATTTAATAATCAATGGGGAACAATTTATTCACAAAATACTTCTAATGATACTGAGCTAGCGCCAGGAGAAGCTAAAGATAAAATAATATCGAGAAGCTTGGATTTGGTAATACCACGGGCTTACTTGCCAACAGAATGTGAAATTTTTGATGGAATTATAGAGGAGATAAGTGTAGCATATGAAACAAAGAACAGGGACAAGTTATAAAATTGTCAATAAAACAAACCAAACAATACCAATTATAAATTATGGTTATTTGGCAAGTTATGGAGAAATGCCAGTTGCATCAATTACTGACCAAATGAAAAATCTTGAAAAGCGTGGTTTAATAGCTGTTAGAAAGTATTAAAAGCGTTTTTTATTGTAAGTAAAGTTAATCTAAGAATGAATTAGTTAAAAAATAATTTTGGAGGTTATAAAATGGCTAAATCACCAAGTGTTAATATAATTGAAAGAAACATAAACAATTTTGCGACAACAGAAGCTGATACTGTTGTTGCTATTGTTGGTTATGCAACAAAGGGTCCAATTAATAAGGCTACTATTGTTACTTCTTTTAAAGAATTTAGAAAGGCTTTTGGCTATCCTACTTCTTTAGGCTTTAGTTCTTTAGCTGCTCAAAGAGTTTTTAATCAAGGTAATGCGTTAATATTTTATCGTGTTGCTGAAACAGAAGGCTTAGAAGCCGCTACCCCATCAAAGGTTTTAGTAAAAAATGTTATTGATAAAATGGATAGTTATGTAGAATTTAGCAGGACTTCAGATATTCTTTATGGTGCTGCTAACTATACAAATGGTGAAGAATATGATTTTAAGTTAAGTAGCAAAATGATTTATATGAGATCGCCTGATTCTGGAAGATGGTCTATTAATGATATGATGAATCAAATATCAAGTCAGGTTCCTGCAACTTCTGGTTTTCAAGAGTTTGTTTATAAAAATCTTGAAACAATTTCTATACATCCTTATTTGTTTAACCTTACTTTAGATGGCTCAGTGGTTGCTGCTGGCACTAATTCAAACTTAATGGTTGAAATTTCTGCTACTGAAACCCTTGATAGTTTGGCTGCAAAAGTTAAAGATGCTATTTTAACAGGTTCTAGGGCTTATGCTTTTGCACAATTTACCACTGCTTTTACAAGCGATACATATCTTTATACTGCTTTAAATTTGTCAGATTCAAAGTACAATTTTAATGTTAACTTAACACGTGGTGGCAACACATTTACAAAAATTGTTGTTTCTGGCATAACACCTAATACTACTTTAAGCCAATTGGTTGATAAGATTAATACTGAATTGGTACGAAGAAGTATTCCACTTGTTTGTGTTCCTTGCAAAACTGGTTTATATTTCTTCCAAAAAAATGCTGGTGCAATACCATATGCTGAAATAAAAGATGGTGATACTACTGAAGGTATTATAAAGGGAACTCCATTGTTTACTGCTGCCGCAATTGCTGCTACTACTTTTTCAAAGGTAGATGGAATAAATTCTGCTGTACTTCCTTCTAATGTTTCTGTAGAAGTTAATAGCTATACAAAGCGAATTACAATAACTTCTATTGGTTCTACTGGTACAAATTCTACTGTATTGTTAAGTTCTGCTCCATTAATTTCTACTTTGACTTCTGTTTATGATTTAACTGATGCTACGTTTGGCTTAGGAATTAGAACCCCTAGAAATGGCCAAGCTTCATTAGCTAATTCTATTGCTGTTGAAAGAAATGCTAAGTCAAAGAAAATTAGAATTAGTACAATTGATTCTCCTGCTCCGCTTGCTGCAAATTTTATAGATAATGTTGTTATTGCTGGTGGATTAAGTTTTGTTTCTTTAATGCCACTTGATGCTTCTGTTACTGGCCATGATGGAACTACAACTCAGAATACTGATGTTATAGCAATTACTTCTAAAGAGCTTGGAAGTTCTACAGCAAATATTATGCTTCAAAAGTCAAGTGCAGTAAATCCAGTTGATAATAGTGTTGTAAACACAATAAGCATTTATTACGATGGTGATTTACAAGAAACTTTCTCTGATGTTTCTTTGAAGATATCGGATGATAATTTCTTTGCAAAGAAGATTAATGATAGCGAAAGTGGTAGTGATTTTGTAACGGTTGAAACATTTGATAATAATGGTGATGGTGCTATTACATTTGCCGATGGTAGTTATCAACTTGGTACTCCTGCAACTGATACTTCTGTGGAATTTACTTCTGTAATGGATGAAAATGATTTTGATGCTTATGATTATGTTGTTGGTACTGATGGTATTCCAGTTGCTGGTGGAGAAGCACTTTTTGTTGATGCTTTAAGTTCTTCTAGTAGCCTTGCTAATATAGACCTTTATAATTTCCATATTTTAATGACACCTGATAGCAATGAAGAATCTGTACAAAATGCTGCTATTGGGCTTGCTGAAAGTAGAAAAGATTTTGTTTATCTTGTTGATCCTCCATTTGGTCTTTCTTATAGTGAAGTGGTAGATTGGCATAATGGTGTTGGTGATTATGGTAGAACGGCTGCTGTTTCTTCTTCTTATGGAATAATTTACTGGCCATGGTTAAAGGATTATGATAGCTATTATAAGAAATATGTATGGGTTCCACCTTCAGTCTTTATGGGTGAAAAGTTCCTTGAAATAGATAAAATTTACAAGCCTTGGTATTCTCCTGCTGGTGATTCTAGAGGTAAGTTGTCTTCTGCAAGTGATGTTGAAACTTCGCCTTCTTTTGCTGAACGTGAACAACTTTATGGTGATTTTAACTGTGTTAACCCAATTGTAGACTTCTATTCAAAGGGTATTGAAATCTTTGGACAGAAAACTGCTTTAAGGGAAAATCAAGCGGTTAATAGAGTTAATGTTCGTAGAATGATAATTTATATTAAGAAGTTAATTAAACTTGCTCTTGATGGCATGTTGTTTGAACCAAACAATCCTGATAGTTGGCAGCGTGCTGCTGGAATGGTAAATTCTATTCTTGAAAGAGTGAAGCAAGCAAACGGTATTGATCAATATGTTACAATTTTTGATTCTACTACTAATACACCAGATGTTGTAGCACAAAATTATATGAAAGGTATTATACAGATTGTTCCTACTGGAATGATTGAATTTATTGAGATTACTCTTAATATTTATCGTTCTGGAACAGTGCTTGAATAAGCATTTTATATAAAATAAAAAGCCTTGTGAAAAACAAGGCTTTTTTTATAACTTGTTATTTTTTAAATAGTTTTTTTATTAAAAGAAAATAATAAAATTTATTTATTTTATGCCAATAAGCTATTGAATTTTTTGGCAATACATTTTCTGGAATGTTAGTAGCTTTTTCTATTTTATAGAGTATTCCATTTTTTGCATATATGGTAAATTCATACCAAATAAAATCATCTTTTTTATTGCTTAATGGGTTTCTAAGATAGGAATATATATTAAATGTAATGTTTTTTAATAATGGATTTATTGTGTATTCTTTTTGCATTGTATTAAAAATTTTTATTTCGCCAGAATTTAGAATATAATAATTAAACATATTACAGCCTAAATCTTTTGTTTGCCAATCATCTATACAATCACATTCTTTTGGAATCCATTTGTTGTTAATATAAACAGTATCAAAGAGTCCCATTTTTGTTGTCTTTTTACTTTGATTCGTAAGATGGTTTTATTGTTATGTCTTTCTTTTCTTTGTCTTTTTTTGAGTCTTTAACATCTATTTTTATACCATCTTTTGAATTAACAGTAAGCTTGTTATCTATATTTATTTTTTCCTTGCTTTCATAGTTGTTTTTTATATCAATATTGATTGCCATAATAGTACCTCTATCTTTAACTTTCCTAAAACTCTGATTTAACTAAAGAATAAAGTAAGAAGGCACTTACCAAAAATATAGTAATTGTTATTGATGCAGCTGTTGGATAAACTGCACAAATGCAAATAGTTACTACAAAAGCTAATAATGATAAAAATAGTTTTAGAACTCCAATCACGTTAAATCTTCTCCTTTTTTGTAGTATAGCAGGTTTTTATTTTTTTGTCAATAGTTTCCCATGGCTGAGTTGAACAGCCTCTAAAAGATTCAAAGTCTTTTGTGCTACCGTAACACTTATGGGAAAAGTAAAATTATTTGTTTTCTTTATCACAATTTGGACAATAAAATTGCAATTCATTAAAGTCATTATAATAGAACTCCATTGGTGTTTTACACCTTGGGCATTGAAGTTCTATTTCTTCTGTTGAAAAATTACTTTTGTTGTTTTTTCTTTCTTTGCTTTTCTTTATACTCTTATAAATCATATTCATCATCTTCTTCTTCTCTATTTTCTGATAAATACTTTATAAACTCTTTAATAACTTCATCATTTGTTTTATAAACATAATCTTGCGTTGGCCTTAAACATAATATTTTTGCTATATCTATATTTTTATTCTTTTCCTTTCCGATTGCAGAAATGGTACATTCATCAACACATTCAAGTATTTTATTGTCATCAATTGGTACAATTTTAAAAATTATATTATTGTTTTTATCAACATAATAACTGTCAACAAAGCCTATTATTTTATTAATATCAACTGAAGTGCTTGTATAGTTATCAGTATTTTCTAACATTAAGCAATTATGTTTAATGCTTTCAGAAAGCTTTTCCAATAGGTTATTTTTATCATAAACTCTTCCATTTGGAGTAGCTTCATTTAACTTAAAATTTAGTTTTACTTCTTTGATTTTATTTTTTTTCATTATTATCTAATAGTTTCTTTCTTTCTTCCATTACATCGTGGAGAGTCTCTAGATAGCCAAAACGTTCAAGTGTTTTATAAATTAAATTGCTAATAGAATAATTTGGTTTTTTTGTTTGAATATCTATAAGATACTCTAAATCAGGATTGTCAATATTGTTTTCTCCATTAACAAATACTTCTTTTCTAAGGCCACGTATAACATGATAGCCAACAAATAAGGCGTCTAAATCTGCTTTAATTTCATTTTCCTTATTGTTGATTAAATCATCTAATTCTTTTTGTGTAATTTCTTGCTTTTCAGTTGAATAAGATTTATATATTTCCAACTCTTTTTTATCTCTTTTGTATTCAGCTAATCTATCTTCTATTCCAGCCATAAAGAATTTTGATATTTCCAATATTTGTGAAACTGGTATTTGAATATTATCTTTATCTGATTTCTGTAGCCATTTATCTTTTATTAAATCATAAGCATTATCACTATTTTTTACGTCTTTTAAATTGGTTGTTAAATAGAATTGAATTGGATGCTTTGTGTCAGGCAATATATTTCCATTTGGAAGAAGCTTTCCAAGTTCATCGGCTTTTTCTTGAGAGAAGTCTACTTCAATATGAACATCAATATCAGTGGTGTCAGTATATTGATAGCCTAATGAAGAGCCAATAAGGTACATGGTTTTTATTTTTTCTTTGCCATATCCCATTTTTTTAAACCATTTTAAGAAAGTATCTAATATAAAATACTTTACTTTTTCTTTTACAATATCTTTATCAGGAGCAATAAAAATATCTTGACACCTTGTTTTCTGTATAGGGTCTAGTGCGTTTTCATTTAAATTCATATAATTAACTTTCAGTCTTCTTTATTTTTTTGCTTTTCTTCCATACTTTTTTTATTCTGCTTTCTTCTTCGTCATCATCTTCTTTTTGCTTTTCTTGCTTTCTTTTTTCATCTAATTCATTTCTTTTTATTGAATTTATAATAGCATTTTTTATTATAAGCAATGGCTCTTTATTCTTTTCAGCTAATACATCTAAATCAAACATAATTGAATCATTAAAAATTCCTTCATAAAAAAATTCATAAATGTTTTTATTGGCAAAATCTTTTTTCTTATAAGAAAACGCCATCATAGGAAATTCTTTATTTAAAAAATCAATTATTTCTTCTGGCACCATTTTTTATCCTTTTAAGCCGCATAAGGGAATTGAACCTCTAACTATTGCTTACAGGGCAACTGTTTTACCGTTAAACTAATGCGGCAATCATGGAGCAGATGGGAGTTGAACCCATGTATTATAAAATCTTGGATTTTATTCAATGCGCTTTTACATCCTTAAAGCGATTTTATAAGCGAATCCTTTACTGCCCCGATTTAATTCTGTTCCAAATTTTTCCTTCTTCAACCTTCCAAACTATCTTTCCATCTTGAGCATCTAATTGGCCTTGTCCATATTTAGAAGCATTATCCTTTACTTCCCAAATATCATTGCCATCTACTTTATAATAGACAATACCTTTTTGAAAGTCAATTTGTCCTTGCTTATAGCCTATCTTTTTTGATTGTGCTATAGAAAGATCAAAAATCATAATCACCAAAAAAACTATGATAAAACTTTCAAAATAGAATATAAAATTCGGATGCTTTTCTAAAAAATTTTTCATTTTCATTTTCATTATTTACCTACCTTTATATACGATGCAATCTTATTAACAGCTTTATCATCTTTAACTGTAGAAAAAAATTCAAAAGCATAAAAAAGTAATTTTTTTTCAGCTTCTTGCATATTTGATTTAAATGAATAAAAAGTAAAATTATAAGTAACATAATCAGTTGCTTCAATTATTTTTTCAACATCTTGCAAGCTAACTTTTTTGTTACCTTCTTCTTTTATCTCTATATATTCTCCATAAAGTATGCAATTTTCAATAATACAACTAATTTGTACTTTATTAGTTTTTGTATTATATGATAAAGCTGCTTTTAATATTTCCATTATTTTTACTCCTTGTAAAACCTTTTCATTATTTCTTTATGACTAATTATTAAGTTATATAAAGCAAAAGTTTTAGTATTTTTATCAGCAAGGTCTATATGGTAATGACCATTAATCCAATATTTATATGAAGTTTTAGTTTGCACTTCTGTTAAAAATTTAATTAATGGGTCTTTTTCTTCTTCATAAAAAGAATATTTAAAACTCATTTTATCAAACATTTTTTTATGTGTTGCGTGTGTTACTATAATATCAACGGTATTATTATTTGCTTCTAGATTTGATAAAGCTAGTTGCTCTTCTTCAAATGATGGCACTTCATCTTTCCACCATGAAACATGTTCAGTTCGCATTTCTTTATCGATTGAAACAGCTCCTCCAAAAGTAAATACTTTTAATCCATCAATCATATAGATAAAACCACGTTGAAGCATAAAAACACTTTTATCTATTTGCTTAACTTTGCTTCCGAACATATTTACTTCTGGATATCTATCACTAAGAAGCATATCATAATTTTCATGATTTCCTGGCACAAACAAAGTAGTATAATGTTCGTTAGAAAGCCATTCTAGCATAACTTTATCGTTGTCATAATATTTACTGTTTTCGTTGTTCCACACAAGGCCAAAATCGCCAGCTATAATAAGATAATCTTTTTTTGTTAAATACATTCCTTGCTTAAAGAGATAAAGTTTTTCAAAATCATAAGACCCATGTAAATCACCAGTAAAATAAATCATTTATGCTTGCTCCAAAAGTAAATAAAAAGGAACTAAATCAATAGTATTATTTGTCTTCTCTAATTCTTCATACATAAGTTTTGCACCAACTGGATTCATGCTATGAATATAAATATGTTCAAATTGTAAGTTATTGTTTACAATATATTTAGTAAAACTAAATCCAGTATTTTTTTCATAAGAATTGACCATAACTCTATGATCTAAATCATGGTCAAGAAATAAAATATCTATTTTGTTTCTTTTAAGACAATCAATAGCATCGTTCACAAAACTAAAAATAAATAAATTATTATCTTTTTCAAATTTTTCTTTAAAAAAATCTATTCTTTCTTCACTATCTTCTAATATTAAAATATTCTTCACTTTTATTCCTTTAAAATTATTCCTTTCAACAAAAAGTCTTATATGACATCGGGCGATTATTTTAATTGGCAAAGTTTGATACCAAACCTTTACAAAGTTGTAAAGGTGATGAACAAAAACTTTCTTTTGGCCGTCAGTCATATAAGACTACTTTTATCTTGACACTTTTTATTATAGCTCATTTTTATTTTTTTGTCAAGTTGTTTTATAAATAAATCCTATCAGATAAAACAGGAAAATTTAAATCAATATGATTTACATGAATATTTTTTATTCTTTTTACTGTTGTTTGTAAATA